TGGCAAGGGGCCATCAACGCCATTCCAGGCCGAAAAGAAAGAGCCGGAAAAGCGGCGAGGTCGCCCGCCAAAGGTTGAGGCTTAACAATGACAACTGCGCTCCAAATCATCAACAGGGCAACCATTCTCAATGGCGGTCGTGCTGTTGGGGAAACGCTAGAAGCTGGCCCGCTTGATGAGTGCTTTCAGGCGCTGAATAGCTTGATTGACACATGGGGCACAACGCCGCAAGCCGCTTTCAATAACGAGGAGGTCGTTGTAACGATGCCTCCCGGCACAGCTTCGATGACGATTGGCCCATCTCAACAGATCGATGTGCCTCGCCCCCTGCGAATTGAAATGGCTTACGCCAGGTACTCGAACATTGATCGAGTGATTGATGTCATTGAGGACAAGTCTGTCTGGGATCAGATTTTGATCAAAGACTTGGGAACCTCATGGCCTGAAGTGCTTTGGTATGACGGCGGGCTTCCGACTGGCAATGTGTATTTCTGGCCGAAACCGTCTGGCACGGTCACGCTTCACTTGACTGTTCTCAACTATTTGGCGCAGTACAGCAGCGTCAATCAAGACCAAAACTTGTCACGAGGATACAAGCGTGCGCTTGAGTTGGGTCTTGCTGTAGAGACTGCGCCTCTTTTTAACTTGGAGCCATCTCCATCGTTGGTTCGCAATGCTGCTCTGGCTTATCGGAATTTGCGGCGAGCCAATTCTGTGGTTCCTGAGATGGAGATTGGTGAGCGCCGGTCTTCGCGCCTTGGTCGTTTCTTGGCGGGTCTATGAGCGCACTTCCTCTGGTTGGTCCTTCATACGCCCTGCGATCTGGCAAGGCTGATTGTGAGCGAACCATCAATTACATGCCGGTCCTGATCGAATCTGGAAACGGCAAGGGTGGCGCAACCGGCTACCTAAAGCAGGTTCCAGGCTTGTCGCTTCTGGCCGACCTGGGTGCAGAATTGCGCGGTCTCTATGTTGCTCGCGATGTTCTCTATGCGGTCGCTGGATCGACGCTGTATGAGGTATTAAGCAGCTATGTCCTCGTCAATCGCGGGACACTGCTATCGGCATCTGGAGTGGTTGGATTTGCCGAGAACAATACGCAATTGGCTGTGTGTGATGGGCCGAATCTGCATGTGCTTGACTTGGATAGTCATGCCTTCAGCACAAATCCAGCAAACTGGCTTGGCTCGAAACGGATTGACGTGATTGATGGGTATGGCGTGTTTGTTGAGCCATCAAGCAATCAGTTCTATTTGTCTGCAAACCAAGATTTCAAAACGATTGACCCACTTGATTTCGCCTCGGCTGAAGGATCAACCGGTGAGATTGCTGCGCATATCGTCAAGCACCGAGAGGTGCTACTTCTCAAGAAGAAAACAGGGGAAGTTTGGTATGACGCTGGCGGGGCGGATTTCCCGCTTGCCCGCAACGATGGCGCCAATATCGAGATTGGCTGCGCTGCTGTGTTCAGCCTTCAAAAGAAGGGTGGTGTAGCGTTTTGGCTTGGCCGAGATGAAACCGGATCGGCTGCGGTTTTCTCGATGTCAGCCTACCAGCCGCAGCGGATCAGCAATCACGCTTTGGAAGAAGCTTTGGAAGGTGTCGCCGATCTATCTGGCGCGACTGCCTTCGCCTACTCGCAAGAAGGGCTGTCCTTCTATGTGCTGCAAGTACCAGGCCTGTCAACAACATGGGTTTATGAGGTGACTTCTGGGCAGTGGCATGAGCGCGCCGAGTGGGTGGATGGTGACTATCAGCCGTGGCGAGCCACTTGCTACGCCTACGCATACGGCAGGCATCTTGTTGGCGATTCTTCTGGATTTGTTTACGAGCTGGACCCGCTGAAAAACACCAACAACGGGGATGCGCTTATTCGAGAACGGATCACGCCTCACATGGCTCTGCCTAGTTTGAATCGATTCCGAATTGGTTCTTTGCAGGTCGATTGTGATGTTGGCGCCGGATTGCCGTCCGGTCAGCAGGCGCAAATGATGCTTCGGTATTCGGATGATGGCGGCAAGACATGGGGGAATTGGCGTTATCTGACGCTTGGCAACGTTGGGCAATACAAGGCTCGCGCCAGGGCAGCCATGCTCGGCTCTGCTCGTGATCGCGTATGGCATATCCGCGTTACAGATGACGTGACTTGCAACCTTTTGGCTGCGGTGGTGAATGAAGTATGAGTGAGGTCAGCAAGCAGCCTGCGCGAGTTCCTCTTGTTGACCCATCCACCGGAGTCATAACCCGCGAGTGGTATCGGTTCTTTGAGCAGGTTTTTAGTCGTGTCGGCGGCACATACAGCCAGACAAACAATGAGCTTGCGGTTGACCTTCACGACGATGCAGGCATTGAAGAGACAAAGGCTGATGTCTTGCGTCTGAGAGATGAGCTCGGAGTCATTCCGCCCGTAGCAGCTACTCAAGATATTGCAGACATGGCGCCTATCGGCGCTTTTTTTTCACCCTCAGAAGACCCAAGCGGCAGGATTGAATCGCTTGAGGCTGAGGTCATTCGTCTTCGTCAAGAGATTGACGCTTTGAGGCAGGGCGCAACGCCATGACAGTTACCGCAAAACCATTTGTCGATGCGAAATACGCAGAGAACACCGAAACAACCCAATACACGGCAACGAACGTCAGGGCAATTGTTGACAAATGCACTGTGACCAACGTCACCGGGTCAGCGGCAGTTATCACTGTTCGAATCGTTCCGTCTGGTGGTTCGGCTGGTGCAAACAACGCCATCAGCTATCAGAAGAGCGTTTCAGCGGGTGCCACTGAAGTTTTCCCTGAAATCGTAGGGCAAATCATGAAGGCTGGAGACTTCATCAGCACACTTGCTGGAACCGCCTCTGCGCTGGTGCTCCGTATCTCAGGCCGAGAAATTTCGGGAGGCTGACATGGGTTGGGGCTCTATTTTGGGCTCAGTCGCTGGCGGCGTTCTGGGCTCTGTTGTTCCTGGCATTGGCACAGGCATTGGCGCTTCTGTCGGCGGCCTGCTTGGTGGTGCGGTTGACGGCTCAAATGCAGCAGAAGACGCATCCAATGCGCAGAGGGAGGCAACGGCTCAATCAAATGCCACTCAGCGCTACATGTACGACACAACGCGGCAAGACAACATGCCAGCGCTTGAGTCACGCAATTGGGCTCTGAATGAATTGAAGGCGAGGCTGTCTGGTGCTCTGGGTGGCGCCATTACGCCTCAAGCCGTGCAAAAAGAAGCAGGCTATCAGTTTGGCTTGAGTGAAGGACTGAAGGGGTTGAATAGCCAACTGACGGCCAGAGGCATGCGTAACAGTGGCGCAGCTTTGAAGCAGGCCGCCCGATACGCAACAGACTACGCCTCAACGAAATACGACAACGCTTTTAACCGAGAAGTCGCCAACAGGTCAGCTCAGTTGAATCCGTTCCAGTCGTTGGCGGGTCTTGCCCAGACTGGCGCCAGCACTGTGGCCGCCTCTGGTCAAAACTACGCCAACAACGTCAGCAACAACCAAACAAGCCTAGGAAACGCCCTCGGGGCAAATGCTTTGGCACAAGGAAACATTTGGGGCGGCGCAACCAATCAGTTGCTTAGCCTTGGTAATCAGAACGGGTGGTTTGGCAAGGACTCGCTAGGCGACACATTCGATGGAAATTTTCTGTCTGGCTACACATACAAGAACCCCCAGCTTGTTGGCCCATCAATGAATCCTTGAGGTAAACATGCCAGCAGACGCAAGCATTTACGCAAACTACCTGCGAGCACCAAAGACGGTGCAGGAATATGACGCGGAGGCCATGCAGCAGCAAGGCAACGCATTGGCATTGGCTCAGCAGCGAATGCAGATGAACGCATTGCAGCGCCAGCAAGCAGATGATTCGACTTACAAAGACGTGTCTCGCGGGTTCAGTGATGATTTTGATTCCAACTACAAAAAGCTGATTGCAGCCGGGCTACCAAGGCAAGCCGCCGAATATCGGAAGGCTGCACTTGAAGGCGAAGAAAAGCGATCAAAAATCAACAAAGAGCAGGGCGAGACACTGGATGGGGCCATCAAGCGCTACCGTGATCAGCTTAGCTACATTGAATCTCCGCAGGCTGTTGCTCGTTGGTATCAGGCGCAGTACGCCGATCCGGTCCTCGGCAAGTTCATGGCAAGCCACGGAACGATTGAGCAGGCTTTGCAAGAAGTACCGCAAGACCCCGCTCAGTTCAAAGCCTGGCGCGATCAGATCGGCATGGGCCTTGATGCTTACTCGAAGAAATTGCAGAAGGATCGCGAACTTGCCAACACCGAAGCCAATTCACTTGTTGGGCCAGACGGCAAGGTAAATACCACGCTACTCAACGCTAAAAAGCAGGTTGCGCAAGCTGGTGCTTCAAGCGTGAACATCAGCACAGGGCAAAAAGGGCTTGATAACGAGTTCAAGCTGCGTGGTGAATTCAAAGGTGAGCCCGTCTATAAAGCCCATCAAGAGATGCAATCTGCATACAACCAGATCAAGCAGGCTCTTGGACAAGCAACCCCTGCTGGCGACTTGGCTGGCGCCACCAAGATCATGAAATTGCTTGATCCTGGCTCTGTTGTTCGGGAGTCTGAATTGGGTATGGCAATGCAGGCAACGGGACTGATGGATCGACTTGAGAACTATGCGACGAACATCGTCAACGGCACAAAGTTGACGCCGAAGCAACGCCAAGAGTTCCAGCAGCTTGCAGATGCCCTGTATGGCGAATCGGTTAAGCAATACAACGCCAAACGCGATGAATACGAGCGGCTTGGCGGAGAGTATGGCCTGAACTCTGGTCGCGCTATTGGCCCGCGTGCAAACCTCGCCGCCAAACCTCAACCCCCGTCAAATGTTGTTGACTTTGGGAGCCTCAAATAATGGACGTTCGACTACCTGACGGAACCATCATCAAAAACGTCCCTGATGGAACGTCAAAAGCTGATCTGGTTGCCAAATTGCAGCGCAACGGCATGTCTGTTCCAGGTGAGTGGCTTGCAGCGACTCCAGCACCAACGCCTCCCGCATCGGTTGAGGTGGGGGCGCAACTGAACCAAATACCCCGCCAACTTGGTCTGACCGCCCGCTACGCAATCGAGGGGCCAGCGCGAGCGCTTGAGGTTGTGACAGAGCCAATCCGCCAGTTTGTGACCGATCCATTGCTGCGCGCTGTGTACAAGCCCAAAGTGTCTGATCTTGTCACCGGAAAAGGTGCGCCACAAGGTCGGCCTATTGGTGATGCTGCATCTGATTTTGCTGATTGGATTGGCCTGCCGAAGCCTCAAACTCCTACAGAAAGAGTTGTGGCTGACGCATCGATGATGGTTTCAGGGGCTGGCGGGGTAGTTGGCGCAGCACGTAAAGCTGCACAGCTTCCAGGAATGGTTGGCAAGGTCGGCGCATTCATGGCCCAAAACCCAACAAATCAGCTTGTTTCTGCTGCTGGTGCGGGAGCGGCTGCTGGAGCATCTCGTGAGGCTGGCGGCTCTCCATTAATGCAGGCGGTTGCTGGTGTTGTTGGTGGCTTGGCTGCGCCTGCTGTTTTGGCAGGGGTGCGTCAAGGTGCTAATGCTGTCGGCAACACTGTGACAAGATTGGCTGCGCCTCAAATGATTGAGAAGCGAGTCGAGAATCAGATCAACCTCACGTTGCAACGTGCAGGCGTTGACTGGAAAAGTGTAGAGGAGTCCGTAAAGGCTCAGGTTCGTCGTGATGTGGCTGACGCATTGAACTCTGGTCGTGACTTGAGCGCAGATGCTTTAGCTCGCCTTGTTGAGTTCCGCCGCGTTGGCGCTACGCCTACTGCTGGCGCTTTATCTCTCGACCCCGTTCAGATTACAAGAGAAAAGAACCTTGCAAAGGTTGGCGCGAACTCATCTGACCCAACATTGCAGCGATTGGCCCAAGTTGATAATCAAAACAATTTGGCGCTAATCCGCAATCTGAATGAGTCAGGAGCATCACGGGCGGCGGATCAGTTCGCTACAGGTGAGGCTCTAATCAATTCGCTACAAGGTCGTGATGCCGCTGCTCGCCAACAGCTTGGATCGCTGTACGGTCAAGCTAAGGATTCTGCTGGCCGCTCTGCTCAATTGGATGGCGCAGCATTCACCCAGAGAGCAAATCAATTGCTTCAGGAAAATTTGGCCGGTAAGTTGCCAAGCCAGATTGAAAACGCTCTGAACGATATTGCAGTCGGCAAAGTCCCTTTGACGGTTGACCATGCTGAGCAACTGAAGACGGTTCTAGCGCGGATTCAGCGCAACTCCAGCGACGGGAACGAGCGTTACTCAATGGGTTTGATTCGGAAGGCGCTCGAAGAAACGCCGATCCGATCTGGCGGCGAAGTTGGGCAAGAGGCTATCGACGCATTCACCCGGGCTCGTGCAGCCAATCGTGCCTATATGGGCGAATTGGAACGAAACCCCGCATTGGCTGCGGCTGTGGATGGAGCTGCTCCTGATTCGTTTTTCAACAAGTTTGTTGTGCGGGGGAGTGTTGGCGATGTGGAGGCGCTGCGCTCTGCTATCTCGCCTCAGAAGTTCAATCCACAGAACTTGCCTGCAACCGCTGAGCAAATCAGAAAGCTGCCTCCACAGCAAAGCGGGCAAGCAATCGAGATGACCAAAAATGCAATTGTTGACCATCTGAAGCGTCAAGCATTGGGTGGCGCTGCTGATGAGGTTGGCAACTTCAGCCAGTCTGCATACAACAAAGCATTGCGCGAGATTGGTGATCGCAAACTGGCATTGTTCTTTTCGCCAGAGGAAATAAACCAACTCAAGTCAGTTGGCCGGGTCGCGTCTTACACGCAATTCCAGCCAAGGGGCTCAGCAGTAAACAACAGCAACAGCGGCGCTCTTCTTGGTGGTCTTGGTCTTGATTTCCTAAGCAAATATGCAAGTCGTGCTCCATTTGGATTGAATGACACCATCACAGGCGTCATCAATGGGACTCAGGCTCGGCAAGCAATGAGGCCAGCAAATGCCTTGATTGCTCCCAAACCCGCAACTCCAATTGGCGATTTGATTGGGCCTGAATTGCTTGTCGGCAATTGGCTACTTGCCCCTCAGCTTGCTCCAAATCGCTAGAAGTATCAGGGCTCCGATCCACCCAACGAAGGCTGGATTAAGGCCCCACAGCCTATTCACGTCTTCCATTAGTTGCACCCCTCAACCCGCCCAAGTGGCGGGTTTTTTCATTTCTGAGGCCATAAATGAGTTACCAATTTACAGCCGGTCGCTTCAAAGGTTGGGCAAGCGATAACACGCCGCTTGCAGCGGGACGACTTTACACGTACTCCAGCGGCACGACAACCCACAAAGCCTCATACACCGATGCCACATTAGGCGCGGCCTGCACTTACGTGAGCGATGGTGTTGGTGGGCTGTACATTGCGCTCGACTCCAAAGGCGAGGCTGAACTTTGGTTGGGTTCTGGCGCCTATACGTTTAAGCTGACCGATTCCAGCGGCTCAACTGTTTGGACGGTGGATGGGGTTCGAGACCCTAGCGATTCGACTAAAACTGAACTTTCCAGCACCTCAGACGCCAGCAAGGGCGCGGGGATGGGTGGTCACAATGCCACCCTAAATTATGTGGCTGCCACATTTGGCGCGATCTTCAATGACGTATGCATCAACGTCAGGATGTATCCATGGCTTGCCAAAGGCGACGGCGTAACGGACGACACTGCGGCGATTCAAGCCGCGATTACATGGGTCGGGCAGCGTGGTGGCGGGGTTGTGCTCGTTCCTCCAACAGCATCATTTTATCCATGTAACCGGCTTGTTGTTCGGTATTCAAACGTCACGGTCAGAGGGCAAGGGAGAGCGTCTTGGATTAAATGGACAGGCTCACCAAGTGCTGGTATTTTTGGCGGGACTCAAGGTTTGATTACAGCTTATCCGCTGGATGCTTCATATCCAGGAACGCCTGGAACACAGCTAAACAACATTCGATTCGAGCACCTACGAATCACTGGCCTTGATGAGGGCGTCTATACAGTAGGCCGGCAGGGTATCCAGTTTGAAAACGTCAAAGATGGGTATGTGGGGGACTGCTTCATTGAGAAGATGGGGGCGGAAACCATCATCATTGATGCATCGCTTGGCGGCAGTCGTCACATCATCGCCGAGCGCAACGAGATCAGTCGCGGATACAACTACTGGAACCCTGGCGCATCTCCTGGCTGCGTGTTCCGTGACAACTACTGTCATGACCAACTTGGCCAGGGCTGCGAGATTCGCGGCACCGGGAACGTGGTGACAGGCAACCACTTCAAGAACTCAGGGACGATCAGTCTTTTCAACGACTACAACGCCACGGACAGAGGCGGCATCGTGTTCACCGGCAACACGCTTGAGTCATGCGCAAAGATGGAGTTGAACACACAGACAGGCGCGCAGGTCACAAACGTGATCGTGGCCAATAACTTGTTCTGGAAGGGCACGGGAACCTACGCCTTATTGGTACGCGGCGGGGCAAACACAAACTGCCGCAACCTCGTTACCGGCAACATAATCACAGAGCAGGTGAGCGGCGGCGGGATTGAGCTGACAGACGGCTATGGCGGCGTCATCACCAACAACACGATTTTCCCGGGATCATCCGGCAACCAGCACACCGGCATCTTTGGCGACTCTAACGGCAAGGCGCACATCTACAACAACCACGTTGTCGGCCACGCCACCGCTGATATCAATGTAAACAACCGAATTGGCTATGTCGGGCCAAACTTCACTGGATCAATGGCGGCCCCCGTCAGCAAATCCAGCATGCACAGTTCTACGCTCTCAGGCGAAACAGGCAATGCAACGATTGCTACGGATACGGTGCTTGAACTGGCTACAAACACGACAATTGGCAAATCTGCAACGGCAGGCATGTTGATGGTCAATATCCGTTCTAGCTCCGCAACCACAGGCCGTAATTTGCTATCGTCCTTTGTCGCTCATGTATCTGGTGGCGGCCATCACACGTCGATCAGCAGCACTGGCGGGCCGACTCCAGGGTCAGCATTGAATGTCGTTAACACATTGCTAACCGGCACCAGCGGCGGAGCTGGAACGATCAGTGTTTCTGTAGTTTCCGGCACTGGCGGCGCTTGGAAAATCCAAGTTGAAAACCGCGCTGGCGCTGACATCTATGTCGGCTGGCAGATCATGGGCATTACACAGTAACCATGCCATCCCGCCCAATCGCCCATGCGTGTCAGTCCTTCGCTGGAGATGTCCTACCGGCGGGAATCTGACGAGGCCATGCGGCTTGCAATTGAATGCGGCGTTGCGATCAATGCTGCCCAGGCTGTAGCGCCTGTCGCGACGCGGTTGTTTGGCATCTAACACCCACCCGCTTCGGCGGGGTTTTTTATGTCTAAACGCAAGAAGCCCAAACCCTTGCATGGCTGTACACATGCATGGGAGTTTTCCCCCTCTCAGGTAGCGGAGACATTGCCGCAAATGCCTGTTGATGACGCTTACAGGATTGGCATTCATGTGCAGAGCGACGAGGCGATCAGGCTTGCCGCGATGCATGGCCTGCCAATCCCTGATGGATACAAGTTCCATAAACAAAACTATGCCAATCGACATCCCTCCTGAAGCCAAGGACGCAGCCCCCGGCATCCTCGGCGCGTTAGTCGCCATCCCCTTCACTCAAGGCCCGCTACTCATGCGGGCTTCGATGTTTTTGGGGGGCGCTTCTTTGAGTCTGTATGGCTCGGCTCCTTTGGCTGATGCGCTGAACATGCGCGGCTCCATCGGGCTTGCTGGCTTCGTTGTCGGCTTGTTCGGCATGAGCATCGCGGCCAAGGTCTACGAGGTCATCTCCAGCTTTGCTGCTGCTGATGTCTCAAAGGCTGCTGTGGACTGGATCAAGTCGAAGCTAGGGGGCTGACATGCACACAGTCTCTCTAATCAGTCTTGCGATGGTTGCGCTGATGTGTGCAGTAGGTGCGCTCCATCCTCGTTTCGAGGACAACACGTTCCAGCGTATCGGCATGGGTTGCGTCTGCTTGTCTTCGGTTGCGCTGTTTGATCACGTTTCTCGTTATGGCGGAGCTTCACCGGCTTGCACGCTGATGGCTGTTGGCCTGGTGATGTATGGCGCTGGTGTAGCTGTGAAGGTTGCAAAGAGGTGCAAATGAACGTCAAGAACTTCACCATAGACGAGTTCTGCGCGTCTGACACTGCAACCCGTCTGCGCATCGACAACACATTGCCGGAAGCCTTGGAGCCTGCTGCATGGGTCACACTGGCGATGCTCGAGCGAATCCGCGCACACCTGAGCAAGCGGGCTGGCAAGGACGTTCCCATTACGATCCTGTCCGGCTATCGCTGCGAGCGACTGAACGCGGCGGTGAATGGCTCGGCGACATCCGATCACGTCAAGGCGTGCGCCGCTGATATTCGCGCTCCTGCTTTTGGGAAGCCGCTGGATGTGGCTAGAGAACTATCAGGCCACGTCGAAGAACTCGGTATTGGTCAGTTGATCAACGAGTTCCCAGGCCCTAGCGGGTGGGTGCATGTCTCCACAAAGAAGCCGTCAAAGCTGATCAATCGAATCATCACGATCACGGATCAGGGTGTCACTGCAGGGGTAAAGGCGTGATCTGGCAATTCCTCGGAACCATCGCGGTGGTCGTCGGCTTTGGTTATGGCTGCGTCCAGATCGGCAGAGAGCTAGAGCGAGGCGACGTTTATGCAGAGGTTGCCACTCAGCAGAACAAAGCCGCGATGGAACTGCGCGAGAAGGCCGAGCAAATCGCCCGCCTTGAGTCGCAATCTCAGATCGTCCGAGAAAGGGTCATTCGTGAAACTGTGGACCGCCCTGTCTATCGTGAGTGTGCTCACTCTCAGCGCATGCTCAACGACATCAATGCCGCAATCACAGGCCAATCCGCTGGCCCTGTCGAGTTGCCCGCCTCTGGCCCCTCTGACTGATCCGTCTTTTGGCGCGACCACTCGCAAGCTGGTGGAAGTCGCCACGCAGTACAACAAATGCAGATATGCGGCGATTGGTGAGAAGGCGGCCACGATCCCGCAACCCTGAGCGAATCAGCCCCCGCTACGCAGTAACCGGCTCATGCGCTCTTGACCTTCAAGGCTCCCGACTGTTTGCTGCCTGCCTTTCGGCATACTTTGCGTTTTACTGGGTAGCTAACCCAGGACATTCGCAAAACTTGACCGCAATCAGTTTGACCGCGAATCCACTGATCTATTGGTCAGCAAGGGCGCGCAATGCGCTACCGAGCAATCGAGAGTCTTGAAAGCCCCCGTCTTTCCGGGTGTCATCGAGCCTTTACAGAGAACCGGGCAGCGAGCGGCCGTGTTGCTGTGATTCTATACAGTGAGGCGCAAAGGTCAAGTTAGTGGGATTTGAAAACGGAGTTGATTGCCGCATGAATGCCCATGCCTGCATCAAACTTATCTCGCCAAACTGTGTCGGCGTTCTCAAATGACCATTTGTATTCTTGTGGCGCAATGCTGTTTGCAATTGCCTCCGTCATTACGTCAGCGTACCAGTTGTCAAAAGGCGAAAACTCGCCAGGCGACGGCTCTACGATGCACCCGCCTGGCTGCCTAGCCGTTCCCTCTGCCACCCCATCTTCATCAACAACCCATCCATTTGACAGTTTGGCGGATCGCCCCCTATCGCGAAGGTCAACAACGGTGACGTGCTGCCTACCATCGTGGTGGTTTGCCGGAATCCAAATAAAGCGTTGGTGTTTTTTGTAATCCATCATCTCTCCTTTTGCTGTGTGATTGTAAAAAACCAGGGTACAAAACGATGCTGTAAGCTGTTGATTCTTATGGCTTCGCGTTGTGCTGTTTTGGCCTCGAAAGTAATGTGAATTTATCCAGTCTTTTCAAGCCTAATTCTTTGATTTCAAAGGCTGAGTTTCGGGTTTTGATGGTCTGCATGGGCAGCATGCAATAAGACCTAAAAACCCCAATAGATAGCGACGAAAACGAACGCTGGTACAAATCGGGTACAAATCCGGGTACAAAACTAGGCCCGTACTTCGATCCATTCTGCCCCCCGCACGTCCGTGTAAATGTCGGTCGTCGTTCCCTGTTTGTGGCCCGCCAAGGTCTGCGCGAAATCTCGACCATAGGCATCACGGTACAGCCTCAATGCGAGGGATCGAATCTCGTGTAGGGTGGGCGGCAACCGGCCTTCAGGCCATTCAAGACCAGATCGCTCTCGAGCGCGCTGGATGCCCTTTGATGCACCGTTGAGGGCGATCTTATCCCCAGGCTTTGCAAGCGTTCTTGGTTTATTGTGGTGTAGCATGTAGCGCGACAGGATGTTGTCGCGGCAGTCCTTGATGCAGTCAGCCAGCGTCCAGCCGAGTTTGGGCACTGTCAGGGAAACCGGGATCTTGATGCGAGCGCCCGTTTTGCCGCGCTCGTTCCACAAGAAGCCGTCGCGCACGTCCGAAAACTCCCAGGACACCAAGCACTCTCGAGGCTGTGCCGTCACCAGGGCCAGCCTCATGCACTTCGCAACCCAAGTGTCTGGCATGGCTTGCGCCGTCTCGTAGACCCTCAGAAATGTCTCGAGCGTCCAGCGTTCGCGCTTGACCGTGGCCGACTTGACGCCCAGGGTCTCGGCTGGGTTGTCCTCGACAATCCCACGTTTGGCGGCTTCCTTCCAAACGTCAATCAAGATTGACCGTGTTTGGGTGGCTTGCCTGTCTTTGCCTTCCTCGGTCAGTGGCCAGGTTACGTTGTCGTGCATGTCGCGCACTGACACCCGGCGCATCACCATCAAGCCGATTCCCGCCTCAATCTTCCTGAGGTTCGTTCCCAGGGTCTTGATGGTATTTACCTTCGCGCCTCGCTCCTGAACGATTTTCAGGTAGTCGGGCAGGAAGTCAGAAACCGTCATCATGCCCTCGTCGTTGATCCTATCAATCAACCGCTTTGCCGCCCCCATGCCGGACAGTTTTACGTTGGCCTCTACCGCTTCAATCCTTGCTCGAGCAAAGTCAGACCCCAAGGCATAACGCTTGCCTGTGCCGGGGTGCTGCCAGTAGTAGTAGGTTCCTGTAGCCCGCTCTCGAGCGTGCAGATGTGGGGGCCAGCCTTTGCGGCTTGGCTTTCGTGGTCTCGATGCCATCAGATCATGTCGGCTAGGGTTGAGACGTCATTCGGGTTGATGTACCGGGCCCCTGACTGGACGTGATACTCGCGGCCAACCTTGCGGGGGCGTGGAACGATCTTGCCATCCCTTGCCCATCTCCGCAGTGTTACGTCATTCTTCGGGGCGCAATCGCCAAACGTGGCGTTAGCCCAATCGCGCAGCTTCATCCACTTCATCCTCATCTCCAAACATATCGTCAGTGTCCTGGCAGCGTTCAGGAATCTCCTGATCGTCTGGCTCTGGTTGTTCGCCAGCATCCCAGGGGCGGGCGTTGGCGCGTTCGCGTGCGCGGCGTGATGTCATGTCAAGTGCCTTCCAATCTCACCAATTAAGCAAATGGTTTGATATGCAACCAATCCAAAACAGAGAATGCTTCTGAAGCGCTTTGATAAGTCTGGCGTGAGCAGGACCAGCACAGCAATTGATGTCAGTTGACTATCAGTCATACACCCTCCCCACCAGCAGGCTGGCCGAATGGAAGCACTGTCTCAAGGTGAGGTAGTGCAGGAATAACGGGCTGTTGAATTTCTGCGTGCGCCCACAAGTCAGCAAGCGCGGTGACGGTTGCGCCGATCATTTTTAGATCGCCAGACGTGGCAGTTGGAGGGAAGGTGCCAACGAAAGCACCACCGGTAGGCAAAGGCAGGCGAATCGTCATGTGTGCTCCCCAGTTGGACAAGCATCCTTGCCGATGCCGTGGGCGCGTTCGCCTGCGCGCAGCCCAAGCCTGAAACTCAATGCACACATCCGCATGTTGTCTGGGTGCTCGTTTTCGATGTGGAACACTTGCTGATCACTCAACGGCACCATCGCAGGCGCTGCGGGCCGCTCATACAGAGCAATCGCTCCCTCGTCGGTAGCGGCGCAGTCTGCCCAGCCGAAAGGCTCGGCGAGGAAATAGCCGAACGGTTCATCCTGGGTCGAAGCAGGCGCGGGGGCTGCTGCGGGTGGGGTGATGGGCAGGGCGAGGGCTTGGAGCGTCTGTATCAACGCAAGGCGCGCACGGTGTCTGCCCTCCTTGCTGTGATCGTCTTCACAGAAAACGTCATGCAGTTCCTGCAACGCCTCGCGCAGTGCTTGCTCATTGGTCATTTGTTCCCCTCCTTCTCGCGCAGGGCGGCGTTGGGTGCTGGAGTCAAGGGCTTCCAGTGCGATACGTTGCTGAACTGATGCCCGCCTGAGTACCAGACACCATCTCGGTAGATTCCGATGACTTGCCGCGTCGGGTTGCGAAGGTCTTCGTTGTAGAACTCTATGGCAGGGTCTCCTGGCTCACCATCCGGCAGGCGTTCATCGACGCTGATCCACTCCGTCAGCGTCACCGGCTGCGATTGGGTGGCGGGGGTGGCGTAAAACAGAGGCCGGATGTGATAGCCGCCTTCCGGGTCCGACTTAAGCAAACCGCCCATGTACGCTTGCGCACTTTCGATGCTGCGGAAAGGTTGACGCGTGTAGTTGCCGTAGACCATGTAGGCTTCCGGCTCACCTTGCGGCACAGCATGTGCCTTGTTGTGTTCGTTGCTCATTTGGTTTGTTCCTTCTTGCGCAGGGCGGCGATGATGGCGTCCCATGCGCGCATTAGTTCGACTCGGTACATGCCGCTTGCCTCTTGTGCCGCGTCGATCACTTCGTCAGGGATTGCGTCGAAGTCCGTCAGCGTCACCGGCTGCGATGGGGCGGCGGGGGTGGCGGCGAGCGCGGTTATCCAGCGGTGACGGTTCTGGAGGGCTTTCAAAGACCAGCCCTTGTTCTTGAGATCCATGTCACCCGGCGCGCCAATGGCGGGCATGCTGGGCATGGCATCCATCATTTCCTGCGTCGGCTCAACCGGAACCAGCTTCCACCCTTGCGGCGCAGCAAATGCGGGGGATGGGGTGGCGGCGATTAGCTTAAGCACATCCTCAATATCCCCTTCAGCAGATGTGCAGGCGCTGCGCCACCCTTGAAGGCTGTCTGCACCAAATCGACGCTGGTGCATAAGATCAACCTTGATGCACTTGATCTTGTTATGGACACCTTGCGGCACAGCATGCGCGGTGGCTGCTGCGGGCACAGAGCAAAACTGGAGCCAGAGTTGAGCTGCAAACTCGCGCAGCTGCGGGCCAAGTTCATCAGTCCGCCAAGGCATCATGTTGATGGTGTGGGCGAGGGCGTTTTCGTCTAGCGGGCGGATCTGGGCCTTCAGCGACAAGCAGTATTCCTTGTGCATGCAGGCGCTGAACCGGCTCTCGATGTTGTGTTCGTTGGTCATTTGGTTTGTTCCTTCTTGCGCAGGGCGGCGATGATGGCGTCCCATGCCCTCATTAGTTCAACCCGGTACATGCCGCTTTTATCTTGTGCCGTGTCGATCACTTCGTCGGGTATTGCGTCGAAATCCGTCAGCATCACCTGCTCTTGCGATGGGGCGGCGGGGGTGGCGGCGAGCATCAACTCACGGAACCATTCGGCCCCACGGGCAAAGGCAATGCAGCCGTTCGTGCCCTGCGCCCACTTTTTGTCTTTGGCGTAGGCAGCGCGGATCAGGGCTTGATAGTCAATCTCAGGCACAGCAGGCGCGGGGATTGGGGCGGCGGGGGTGGCTGAATATGTCACCTTGTCCAGTTCTTCCAGCATTTCTCCGCGCACAATCAGGCCGCGCTCCATGTCGTTGCGCAGCGCATTGCGCACCATCTGCAAAGCCGCTTTGCCGACGATCACATGGTGGGCGTGCCAGTTGGTTCCTTGCGGCACAGCATGCGCGGCCTTCGCTTCGTGGGCGGCAATGACGGCGCGAGCGACACGGATGTCATCGGCCAGGTTTCGTTTGCCAGGCTCACCAAGAAACTCGGCCTCAAGCGCGGCACGAATATCGTCATCAGTCATACATTCCCCAAAATAAAAAGCCCACCGCACGCTAACTACGACGACACAACAAGGACTTGTGCGGCTGGCTGGAAAATTAAGCGGCCTGCTTCCAGGCTTTCAGCTTGTTCACGGTGTCTTCGACTTCATCAAGGAAGCGGATCACCTCGGCTTCATAGGTCTTGATCAGATCGTCGTCACGCAAGATCCGGCGCACAAACATCTGCATTTCGTCAGGCATACGCGGATCAAAGCTCACGAAGTCCACCCAGGCTCGGCCAGTGCAGGCCATTTGCCATTGCATTTGAGGGATGTACTTCGCTGGCGCTTCTCCGCTCAAGATCGTGTCAATGTGCTCTTTGGTTTCGGGGCACTTGATTTCAATGAGCCCATCAATCGAAACCAGACCATCAGGCGACGCGCCAGCCATAGGAATGCGCGGGTGCTGGATCATTGCCACTTCCGTGACGAGTAGCCCATACTCGGCTTCATAGGCTGCGCGGGCGATGGGTTCGCACTCTGTACCCCACTTCATCGCGGCATTTGTGAACGACTCTTGCTGCTTGCCGGTGAGCCGTTCTGCGACCAGTTCGGCGCGATAGTTGGCGCGTGCTGCCGCTTCGCCTGATTTCACCTTTGCGAGCACATCAGCAAGGCGCGAGGCCGTGACCCGCCCTATTCGCTGAGCGAACCACTCAGGGCTACCTTGAATGACTGTCATGCTGCGGCCTTCACTTCTGCGTCAATCACAACCGCTTGTGATGCGGTCGCCTTCAGTTCGGCTTGATGCTTGCGCCAGAACTCGTTTTTCTCTGCGCCTTTTGGTAGGGCCTGGAAGGCTGCGGCGAGTGATTCCTGGCCATTTGCTGCGGCCTTGCGCAAGTCCTCCAAGTGCTGCGCCTCAAACTCGCTGATGTCCGTGGCGTTTTGCTCTGCTGCTGCGTGAGGGTTGCGGGCTTGCTTGATTGAACCCGAAGCGGCGTCAGCTTCTGCGATGCGCTCGGCTTCGTCTTGGTCGTAGATGCCAGCAAAACCAAACGCAAGGCGGGCGCACTGGATCATGGCCTTGTGGCGCAGCATGCGCTTAGGGTGCGACATCCAAGGCCCAACGCTGGCGCGTTTGCACTCGCTCATGTACTCGGTTACCTCAACAGGGTGTGTGCGGTCTTTGCGGTACATGATGCAGGTGCAGGACTCGTCGTCTTGCTCGAACTTCATGCCATCAAACTGCGGGTGGCTGTTGATGATGCGCGACCATCCATCTACGCCCACAACAGGAATGATCCCGTTGTTCTTGTCTGGGAATGCGTAGATTTCCTTCGTCCAGGGATTAAGGGCGTACTGATTGGCAACGACCATCAAGGCGGTCATCTGAGCGTCAGAGACTTGGCTCTTGAACGCGGTTTGCTTCAGGGTTGCAATCAGCTCTGTCCCGTCGCCCATGTCAAGGCGAGAGGCCAGCTTTTGCGTTAGGGTGATCAGTGCTGTGCTCATTTGAAAATCCAGTAAATGCCAAAACAGACGGTCGATGCGCTGATTGCCAGAATCAGCAAGCCCATGCGCCGGTTCTTTTCCTCTCGCTTGTATGGGCCTTCAATCACATAGCGTTGCAGGTCATTGCGCTTGGCTGGCGTAATACGGCGCATGGCAACCTTGTTGCGCTCGGCCCATTCGGCTTGTTCGCCCATTGCGGCGTGTGCGAGTCGTTCATTCACGTTTTTTCTCCTTTGGCAGTCTCGTCCTTGGTTGCAGAGTCCATCGCAGCAATAGCGGCTCATGGCAGCACCATCGGAGAAGCGATCACGCAGCGGGCACCAATGAAATGACGGCGAACCCATTGGATTGCGTCTGTCGTGCTAGGCCACTCACCCTCAATGTGGTGAGTTGGTCCGGTTGATTCGGCGAAAGTGACTTTGATCAACATGGTCAAAACTCCTTCTTCCATCCAAGGAAACGAGGGCCGATCACAACGTCAGTGAACTTCGCAGACAGACAACCAGCAATAGCTGTCACTGCGGCGTCTTTGAACGAGGCTGTGTGCGCATCTGGGTGCTTGGCGTCATAGACCTCTTTGCCAACGCCTACAGCAACCGATGCGAGGCAACCGATAGTCGGGTTCTGACTCAGTGCTGCGCCAATCCCACCGACAGCAGCGCCTGCTTGAGCGTGCTTTGCCTTGTCCGCGCCAGTCCATTGGTCTGCGCGTGCAGGCTCAGAGGCCACGATTGCAGCGAATGAGGCAACCGATACAACAGTCATGGCCGCCCACCATGCGAAGGAATATGGTTTGTTCATCACAGATCCTCCGCGTGAAAGTCGGCGTGTTCCTTCGCCAGCTTCTTGATCAACGCCGAAGCCCGCATGCTCATGTCGCGACCTTGAGCAACGCCCCCAACAATGCGGATCAACTCGTGAAGGTCGGCGTCACCGTTAGCGCCGTGGAAAGAGCCGTGGAATACATCAGCAAGTACGCTCTCGCGTTCGCTGGCCTTGTCTCCAAAACCGGGCGTCTGAATCTTGCGTTGAGGCTCATTGCAAAAGGCGGAGATGTACTCGGCCATCAGTGCCGCATGAGCGTCTTCAAAAAGCTGTTGCTTTGCGTCAGCGCGGCGCAGGAATGCGTTCTCTGCTGCGGTGACTAAGCATTGGATGTCTGCGTGTCCCATCGTTTGCTCCGTGTTGCGTCGATGGGATAAATTAAAGCACGCTTTCACATCAAATGCAAGCACGCTTTAACAAATAGCTTTAAAAAAAGCCGGAATTGAACCGGCTTGCTTGTTTTTACAGTGTCTCTGCCTTCATCTTTGTTGGCTTCGCTTTCGTCACAGCGTCCGCAACTCGTTTGGCTGCTGCTATAGCTCCGTCAGCGTTGAATCTGTGAACGGAAAACTTCCCGCTCGCCAACGGGATCACGAATCCAACAACACCGCCGCTCTCTACAAGATTGAGCACCTGCTCATATTCCTTGATGTAGAAGGCGTAAAGCGGAGTCCTGGCGCTAGGCCCAACACAAACCAGTGTCAGATGAGCCGATCCACCAGTTGATGATCCAAGTATTGGCTGTTCTGCGTCCTTGTTGCACCTGATGTCAACGGACAGCCCCCACGCGCATCCTTCTCCATCCTTTGTGCATAGGTATGACAACAGATGGCCGTCATCGCTTTCAACGTAGGTGCTGATTGTGTCTTCATCGGCTGAGCCCTTCCAGACACCAGCTTGCGCACATGCAAAGGCGCAAAAACCAAACGCAGCGATGGCGAGAAGAGGCCGCTTCATTTCCAAGTTCCTAGGTGCTTCGCTACAACAGTGACTCCATGCCGAATGGAGTCAAGAGGCAGGCCGCTGTCTGGGATTGCTTCATATTCCCCGCCAGCCAAGGCGCGAAACTCAGCTAGGAAGAACCGCCCCGCTGTTGTCTTGAACAGGTAGATTTCATCCTCAAGGCATGATCCTGGCTCGCACCCACTAGGGTCAATGGCCACCTTGTATCCCCGCTTAATCCTGAATCGCGGCATGTCTTCCTCCACGACATACCACTTTGCCTGCCTAGATGCATCCTCATGGACGGGCAGGCTATCTAAGGCTTCAATCTCCGAGAAATCCTTATACAAATCAGTCCCCAAACGCGCCCATTCAACAACGGGGGCGCGGACTGTCTTTGTATCACTGTACGGGCGTACAGTGTAGCCGGGGAAATCGGACGCGCTCTGTTGATCGTTCTGCGTATCGACCATTTGGCCGATATCGAAAACCATCCACTCTTCGCTGACACCAGACCACTTGGCAATCCGCCGCAACAGTTCAGCGTCCATTGAAAGCTGCTCGCCTTTAGCTGCCTGGGCAATGTTTTGGTAGGAGCAGCCAGCCGCCTCCGCCATTTCCCTCCGCCACTTCCTTGGCCCGCTCGCTCTGCCATTTTTGACAGCGTAGGCGCCTGCGGCGTTGATCCGTTGTTGCAAGTCCATCCTTTAATTTTCCACCTCGGTGACGCGTCACTGCTTTAAATCAGCTTGCATTTAAGTTAAAGGCCGCTTTAAAATGGCGGCATGAAGAAATCGGAAGCAATCAAGCAGCTTGGCGACACCACAACAGAGGCGGCCAAAGCCATTGGCATCACGGCGCAAGCCCTTAGTCAGTGGCCTGACGAATTGCCGCCTCGTTTGATTGACCGCGTGCAAGCGGCTCTGTGGCGGCGTCAGCAGTCTCAATCGAAGCCCAAAAAGGCCACCGCATGAACACCGCGATGTTCGTCATTGGCGTGGCTGTCGGCTTTGGCTCGTGCCTTGGCCTGTTGGTTGTGGCCGCTTGTAAGCGCAATGGGGGTTGAGCCATGCGTGTGCTTGTTGCTTGCGAATACAGCGGAACCGTAAGAGACGCCTTTGCATCGCTCGGCCATGACGCGTGGTCTTGCGACCTGCTGCCTTCTGAGCGTCCTAGCTTGTTTCACATTCAAGGCGATGTGCTTGATGTGATGCGCGATGACTGGGATTTGATGATTGCCCACCCGCCATGCACACACTTGGCTGTGAGCGGCTCTCGCTGGTTCAAGGACAAGACCGCAGAGCAGGCCGAAGCGCTGGAATTTGTGCGCCTCCTCATGGATGCGCCTATCGAGCGCATCGCTATTGAAAACCCAATCAGCGTGATCAGCAGCCGGATCAGAAAGCCCGACCAAATCATTCAGCCGTGGATGTTCGGGCACGGTGAAACCAAAGCTACCTGTCTTTGGCTGAAGGGTTTGAAGAAGTTGGAGCCGACCAATGTTGTTCTAGGCCGCGAGCCTCGCATTCACTGGATGGCCCCAAGTCCCGACAGATGGAAAGAGCGCAGCCGCACCTATCAAGGTATTGCTGATGCGATGGCAGCCCAGTGGGGCGCTCGTGTTGCTGTGGAGGCTTGACATGGCTTATTGCTCCAAATCCTCAAGCCACTCCAACACGATGGCCGCGAGCAATTCCGCCTCGCTCACAAGCCGATCAAGCAGGGCCTTGGCCCATTCCGCGTCTGTTTGTTTGGTGCTGTTCATGCCTTCATTTGGCTTGGGCTCCAACCTGCAAATCAACCTGCAAACGGGGATTCAGTGATGACTTCTTCCTATCAAGGTGAGTTTTTCTTCCCATACGCCTTACCAAAGGCCGAATGGGTTGATGCCTCAGAGGTGGCTAAGTGGTCGTCCTGGCGTGATGCGGTTTTGTGGTGCTGGGAGAACCGTCCTCACCAGTCAATGCAGCGCAATGGCGATCAATCGACGTTCCGCCACTACTGCGAGAAGGAATACGGCTTGCGCGTTCACGCGCCTCATGTCTCTCGCTGGCTGAACCGCGACACCGACGCGCCAATGGACTTGCCGCCTGACTTCGTGAGCGCTTTCGAGTCGTTCACTGGCTGGCATGGCCTCACACAGTTTTTCAACCGCAAGGCAAAGACAACGTGCCTTGAAGAGATGCAAGCCCGTTTGGCTGCGTAACAGGAGATAGAAATGGATTTGCGGATGTTGGCTAAATCAGCGTGTGCTGCTCTGCTGAATCAAACAGTGGTGGAGGTGCACCACTTGCCTGGATGGAAGCGAGATGGATTTCCGTTGCCTATCAAACGCGAAAAGCCATCTCATGACGGGTCAGTAATCCAATCCTATCGGCCAATCGCAATTCTTGAGTATGTCAATGACTCATTGTCAGGCGAGTTAGCGTCCCGTTTGGCCAAGCGCCGTCATGCAGAAAAGGAAGCCGCATGACCTCCCCATTCAGCCACAACTACCAATCCCAAACCGCTGACCTCATCCGTGCAGACGGTAAGCGCCAGGAAGAAGGCCGCGCAGCTTCAAGCCGCTGAAAGAACCTGATGGACTCGCCAGACCCGGCAGTGCGCAAGCAGGCGACAGGCAACTTGGGCCGATTGAGCGGCAGCAAGACAAACCCATCAATCGCGAAGAAGAACTCCTTTGTTTGAGGCGATGCCTGCGGCCCTAAACGGCAGGCAAAGAAAAACCCGACCTGAGTTGCAGCTCAATTGGTCGGGTTCCAGATGAATGAGGTAAGTGTACATGAACAACACGCCCAAACGTCAAGGTGACAAGCTGGTCGAAATCCTCAAAAAGAGGGGATTGACCACTCTTGAGATGAATCAGTTGGGAATTTCCGTATGCCCTTGGAAGCGAGTCAAGGAGGCCATGCCATCCGGATGGAGGCTCGACAAGAGCGAGCGCAAGGGGCGCCACATTGTTTACCGCGTTGTGAGGGGATGAGGTGTGCGAGAACAACCGTATCCATCAGACACAAAAGCTAAGGGCTGGCGTCTTGAATTGGACATGGAGCAATTCCGCCAATCTGACACATGGGCGCTTGCCTCCCAAACGTCTAGGCCTTGGCTTCTCATGCTGTGGGCTGTTGCTTGGGAGCAGGTTCCATGCGGTTCGTTGCCAAACGATGACGAGTTGATCGCTGCTCGACTTGGCATTGACGTTGAATCGTTTTCTGAGATGAAGCGCGTATTGCTTCGCAATTGGTGGCTAGCTGAAGACGGAAGGTTCTATCACGACGTGATGGTGTCCCGTGTGAATGCCATGCTCGAGAAAAAAGCCAAGGATCGCGACCGCAAATCAGGCTGGAGAACGCGTCAATCCAATGGAGTCACAACGGAGTCACGCGTGACAGACGTGGGACGGACGGTGGATTCCACTGTCAGCGACGACACCAAGCACCAAGCACCAAGCACCAGTAATACATCTTCACTTCGTTCAGATGTAGCGCGGAAGCCCCGCGCAACGAAACGATGCCCCGCTGATTTTGTCGTGACAGACGAAATGGCCGAGGCGGCGCGTGCTGAATGCCCAGGCTTAGACCTGAATCGCGAAACAACCAAGTTTCGAGACCATGAGTTCAAGCAAGCGCACTCCGATTGGGCGGCGACTTGGCGGAACTGGATGCGCAACGCATTCGAGAGGATGCCAAACGTTCGCGGATCACCTCCTTCGGAAACGGCCTACCAACGATCCATGCGTGAACGAGTAGCGCAAGCAGCCGGATCAATGGCCCACATCGTCGCGGCCAAGCCGCCAGGACAAACACGCCCGCTAGAACCTTGGGAAGAAGCAATTGAAAACCGAAATCAAACCACTGCCATTGGAATGGATTGATCGCATTTTCTCGAAACTGACCGCCCGCTATGGCCGCGACTTTTTGAGCCAGTGGGAGGGAGTCGAGATTGCATTGGTCAAAGCAGATTGGGCCGATGAATTGGCCGGACTCCAAAACCGCCCTGATGCCATCAAACACGCGCTTGAGCATTGCGGAGTCAAGCCGCCAAAGAACGTCGTCGAGTTCAAAGAGGCGTGCAACCGCGCACCAGTGCGCCCGATGCTGGCTCTTGAGAGCCCGAAAGCGGATCAAGACGTGATTGATCGAGCGATTGCAGCAATGCGAGAGGTCACCAGATTCAAAGGAGACCGTTTAGACCCCATTAGAGCCCTCAGGAGGCGCGAACTCGAAGTGGATAAGACCCTGACTAGGGCGCAGCGGGAATTTTGGCGTATCGCCCTGAAATCTGAGTTGGAGCAAAAGACATGAGCGACCTACTCGATTGGGCGCGATTCATTCTCGATTGCGCAAAAGCCGGTTTGAACATTGACGAAGCCCGCATAACTTGGGCTCTACGGATTACGGGGGATTTGGTATGGGTGAGAAGAAAACAAGCGAACTTAGCTTCACGAAGCAGTCAATCTTGTGGGCTGTTTCTGGTGTTCATCTGACAGCCGAGCAGATCAGCAAACAGCTTGGAGTGCATCGCAGTGCGATCAATGTGAACTTGCGAGAGCTTCGGAACTCTGGCCTGGTCTACATCAGCGGAGAGGTTCAAACAACCGGGAGAAAGGCCCCGCTGTACGCATCATTCAAGCAGCACGAGAAGCCAAGCAAGCATTTTGGAGGCAGAGATGGTAAGCCGTCTCCAACGCGTCTGGCTGTTTGCAACGCGCTGGCCATCCAGCCAATGACGATGCGTGAAATTGTGCAGTTCACCGGCCTATCAATGAGCAAGGTTAACGGCTGCATCATGCATTGGCGGGAAGTGAGCGGAAACAAGGTTTTCCGAATCAGCCGTTGGCAATACGAAGAAGGTCAGGGCGTTGGTTATCTGCCTGTTTGGGCGCTCTCTCCTGGTGGAGATGCAGAAAAGCCTTCTGTGTCGAGAAAGGAGCGTGATCAACGTTGGCGAGAACGCAACCGCGCAATTATTCGTGCGCGCGGCGCAATGGATCGAGCAAAGGCGAAAGGCGAACAAGTTGAGGTTAATCCGTTCGCTCAACTGCTTCGCGTGACCGGCTCCACCCTCGTTGCTGCAAAACAGAAAGCCAAAATCAAGGCGGAAGAGGTGGAGGCAGTATGAGCAAGCGCAAAGCTTACAAGCCCAAGCACGTTAACCCGGTTTCATGGAAGGTCGCCATGATGGGTCAATGCAAGTTGAGCAAGCACGACCAAGAGCAATTCGCTGCGCCTGTTGTCCTGGCTGTGGATAACGTCAGAAAAGCAAGCGCATCAAAAGCTGACTGGCAAGCAATCTTCGACGTGGCGAACATGATCGACACGTTCTCGACCATGCCAAAGGTGATGCAGAACGCAACCGGGTATGCCCGCGCTTTGCAGGATGTGATCGAGCGAATCCTGACGCGCCAGAAGAAGACAGGGACAAAGGCACTCTACCCAGGCGAGTTGAAAGACATGAAAGAAATGGTTGAGCTTTGGCAGGAGGTTCTGAGCGTCGTCACGATGGCCGAATATCTCCAGTGCCAAGAGAAAACGCATCAGCGAATCGTGCGCGCTTTGCGCAATCAGGATCGCGCAATTGTGGTGGAGGCTCCATGACTGTGCAACCACGATACGCCCAATTTGCCCGCGTTCGCGGTTTCGAGCCTGGATCAGACCAAGCGCCACTCATGCACGAGTTCATCTCATGGATTCGCGTCAAGTGGGCTTTGTGGGCTGGACTTCATGGCCGCAAAAACCTGTACGGACTCACTCAAGACGACCACAAAGCGTTTGATAAGTGGCTGGAAGGGGAAACGGAATGAATACCGATCAAATCTTGCTCATATCTGGATGGATCGTCGGAGCCCTGCAAATGCTGGCTATTTGCGTCTACTGGTCGAAAGTGGGGGAGTGATGCGAGCACTACTTTGCAACCCACAGCAGGCCCATGTGGTCTTCTCCAACTTCTTCCAGCAACTGAAGCCGCTCCTGATGTCCGGTCATCAGTACGCAATCGAGGTCAAGGAGAAGACCCGCAGCACAGAGCAGAACGCCCGCATGTGGGCCATGTTGACGGACGTATCCAGGCAAGTCGAGTGGCACGGAAAGAAGCTGACCCCTGAGGAATGGAAAGACGTGTTCAGCGCAGCTCACAAAAAGCACAAGGTTGTGCCCGGTATTGATGGCGGCTTTGTCGTCGTTGGTGCCAGCACATCAAAGATGTCCATTCGTGAAATGTGTGAACTGATGGAACTAATCGAAGCCTTTGGAGCGCAACAAGGCGTGCGCTTCACGGCTCCTGAATATGAGGTGGCGGCATGAGAAAGCTGATTGCGTTCATTATTGGCTGGAAGGTTGTCGCTTTACGTGATTTTGACGGGGTGGTGGTGTTTCGGCTTGCGCAGCCAACACCATTCGGCATGAGGTGCTTCCGTATGTCGAGGGTTTTTGAGATCGGCTCTTGCACATTGCTCGATGGCGGGCGCGTCTCTGGATGCTGTTATGTCCATGAATGGAGGCCCGCATGATCCACCAAGGCCACAAATACAAGCTAGGCACCAAGAGCGTGATTGCTCTTGAGAGCGCAGACAAAGGACACGTCAAGGTTGCAGAAATCGTGCCGCCTTGGATCGGACAATCCAAGCTGGTGCGAGTGGACTCACTCAAGCCGGAAGGCATGAAGTATTTCGGGGGTGCGTATGAGTGAATGCGAAGCCTGCACAAAAGCCGAAAGCAACCCGCACTCGGGCCTGTATCACGCAAGCTGTGATGGTTGCGCTGATCGGATGTTTGCTAAGTCCATTCCGCTTCACTTGGGAAACCTGAAGTCCATCCCATCCAGCCAAGACCGACGCGCATACATCGAAACCATTGAGAGAAAGCACGGACAACGCGCAGCCGATGCGCTCAAAGCCGCTTACCTCAAATGGTGGGATGAAAGAAAGGCCAAAGCATGAGCATCAGCGTACTAACCAAGGCTGACGCCTTCGAGGACGTTGACGCAATTTGCGCTGGCGTGCTCATCGCTCTGAGCGAGATGAAAGAGGCGGCTGGCGTTCTCGGTGTGGATAACGACATCCATGCAATCGAGGCAAGTTTGGTTGATCTGCACACCAAGGCGGGGCTGGCCGCAATGGAGAAGGCGCATTGAACAGCAAGAACCTAAACGCCAAATCCCGCGCACACCTAGCCCGCATCAAAGAAATGGCTTGCATCGTTTGCGAGTACCCAGGCCCAAGCGACGCGCACCACATCAGGCAAGGCGACCACTTCTCATGCCTGCCTTTGTGCAAAGACTGCCATACCGGCAGCGTGCTTGGCTGGCATGGTCAACGCAGGGCGTGGGCCGTCCGCAAGATGGACGAGTTAGCCGCCCTATCTCTCACTATTGAAAGGCTCCTGTATGGCAGCAATTGACATGAAAGGAAAAACCATTGGCCATGTATTTGTGCTGAATAGGTGTGGGAGTAACGCGTCAGGTCAGGCCACTTGGAACTGTATGTGCATTGCATGCGGGGGAGACTTCACAACAGATGGCGCGTCACTTAGGTCGGGCCGCACCGCAAGCTGTGGGTGCATTACTCGCGGCACGTTCGGAAAACGAACGACAAAGCATGGGAAATCAACTACCAGGACGTATCGTATCTGGTGCGGCATGCGGCGCAGATGCGAGGACACTAAAGGTCGGAAGGCTCATTTGTATGCACTGAAGGGAATTACCTATTGCGACAGGTGGAAGTCATTCGAGGCGTTTTTGCAAGACATGGGGGAAGCACCGGCAGGCATGAGTTTGGACCGTATAGACGGCGATTTGGGGTATTCAAAAGAGAACTGCCGGTGGGCCACAGCTCGTGAACAGGGTAACAACACGATAGCGGTAAGAGAAATTAGCCACAACGGGAAAACACAGTCCGTATCAATGTGGGCTCGCGATCTTGGAATCAAGCAGAACACGCTTCTTTACAGATTGAGAAGAGGGTGGCCCGTCGCGATTGCTCTGAGTACCCAAGTGGAGCAATGACATGCACGCTAGTTACCTAATCCCAATCAAGACAGTCACCGGCCTCAATGCCCGAGAACATTGGCGCGCAAGACACAAGCGAGTGCAAGCAGAACGCCACACAACTGCAAGCATCGTCAAGCCGTTTCCGGTGCCGTGCATCGTTCGCATGGTGCGCTTGTCCGAACGCCTATGCGATGACGACAACCTGCAAGGCGCGTGCAAAGCCATTCGGGACGAAATCGCCAAGCTGTGCGGAGTCGATGACGGGCCAAGCGGCCCAATCACATGGGCCTACGCCCAAGAGAAGTGCAAGCGAGGCCAACACGGCGTGCGCGTTGAGTTTTTGGCTATCTGAGTGCAAGGAATTGGAGAAAGCATGATAGACGAAGCAGCCCAAACCCTAGAAGCAAGCATTGATGCTCTCCTCATGCTCATGCACATGGCAGACAACGCAGATTCATTCGTGCAAGGCTACCCAAAGGAAGCGGCAGGGATGAAGATGTACAAGACGCCAAACCGCTACGGGTCTGACGGGTTCACATTCGATGATGAGGCGACAGCCCTCAAAGCAGGTGAAACCGTGTCTGCAATCGTCAGCGAAATGAAAGACCCACACCGGACTTGCCTACGGATTGAGGCGCGAAACCTCAAAACAGGCATCAAAGTCTGGACAAGCGCCCGCCTTCCACTGTGCCCGGTTGAGCGATCCATCATCAGGCAAGAGGCGAGGAATCAGTTGGCCCGAAAACTTCAAGCGGTTGGTTTGCTGTAAAAAGTGCTTGACAGTTACGCGTAACGGTGCGATTATTAATACATCGAACAACGCAGCAGGAGAGCAGAATGATTGGAACCGAAAAGCAAATCGCTTGGGCAGAGCAAATCAAGGCCGCAACCATTCGAGCCATCACAATTCAATTGAAAGATGTAAAGGAATGGGCGGCGGCAGAACTGCACGGTGAAACTGATCAATCGCGCATCGACACCATCAACGCTCGAGTGGCCTGTTTTGAGTCGCGCCTTGCAGCGGCAGCCGCTTGGGATGATGCAAAAGCCATCATTGATGGTCGCAACAAGCCTTGGAATGATGGATTCAACCAGCATGGCTATCGTGCGTGAGGCAAAAATGGGCAAAATCACAAAAACCGAAGCACTGCGAATAGCAAGAGAAGCAAAAAGCATGTATCACCCACCAGGGTGTGAGGACACGCGCATTCATGATGCGTGTGAACGGAATGGGGTTGCATTTCCTGCTCACATATCCGCAGACGCTGAAACAATGGGCAGTATTGAGCGAATTGCGAACGGGATCATGCTGCATGGAACAAGAGCAGCAAAAACAAACGCTGAACGTCAAGCAGAGTTCAGGGAGAGGAAGAAAAGATCACGGCTTGAGGAAGTTCGCGGCATCTACGCAAAGCCGGAAGATCACGCAAAAATCAAGGCGTTTGCAAAAAGTATGCAAAAACCTGTTGACACTGTTCAAAAACACAGCTAAATTGCTTCCCACGGACAAGTGCCCCCAAAATTCAGCCCCAAGGTGAAAGCCGTGGGGCTTTTTCTTTGCCCGGACTGCTTCAACCCCTCCGAGTTGCTTGTCCATCGGAAGCATGTTCCGGGCAAACCATTCGCGCTGAGAAGCGCATGACCCAGCCTTTAGCGTGTGCTGACTGAGCGCATTGGCTGAGATTTGATCAGCAGCAATCACCGACGCTAAGGGAAGTGCTATCTCCGGCCTAGCTCCCCAGGCTCCCACAGCACGGCGGGCGGTGACCTTCTATCCGACTTGAGGCGGTTTCCTCATGTGAGCCGAGAGGCGATGTTATGGCCCGACCAACCGAATACCGTCCTGAATTCTGTGATCAAGTGATTGCATGGGGCGAACAGGGAAAGTCCGTCACTTGGATGGCTGCGCATCTGGGTGTACATCGAGACACGTTGTACGAGTGGTCGAAGACTCATGAAGAGTTTTCCGACGCTTTTACGCGAGCGAGGCTGCTATGCCAGGCATGGTGGGAAGACCAAGGTCAAGCCGGTATGTATTCGCCTGGCTTCAATGGGTCAGTTTGGGCTAAGAACATGGGCGCTCGATTCAAAGAAGAGTGGAGCGATAGCAAGCAGGTCGAACTGACTGGTGCTAACGGTGGTCCTGTTGCTACTCACATGACCATTGAATTCGTCGATGCGGGCTCAGTTTCCGAGTAAGTTAAAGCCGCTCTTTCGTTCCGCTCGATACAAGGTATTCCACGGCGGGCGAGGGAGCGGGAAAAGTTGGGGTGTTGCAAGGGCGCTCCTGATCCTGGCTAGACAAAAGCGGTTGCGGATTCTCTGCACTCGTGAAGTTCAGAAGTCAATCAAAGACTCTGTTCATGCGCTTTTGTCTGATCAGATCCAGTCTCTAGGGTTTGGTGCTGATTTCCAGATTCTAGAAACAGAGATTCGCTGCACAAGGACTGGCAGCGTTTTCCTGTTTGCTGGCCTGTCTCAGCACACGGTTGAGTCAATCAAGTCATTTGAAGGTTGTGACATCGTTTGGGTCGAAGAGGCTCAGACGGTAAGCGGCAAATCATGGGATGTTCTGATCCCGACGATTCGCAAACCAGGGTCTGAAATCTGGATCACGCTGAATCCGCAGCTAGAGACGGACGAGACATACCAAAGGTTCATTGCTAACCCGCCTCCTGATTCGGTGGTGGTTGAGATGAACTACAACGACAACCCGTGGTTTCCGGCTGTGCTTGAGACTGAACGCCTTCACGCTCAGAAGACGATGAAAGCGGAGAAGTATCGGCACATTTGGGAAGGTAAGTGCATGCCCGCTGTTGATGGTGCGATCTATTTTGATGAGGTCGCCAAAGCAGAGGAAGAGGGCCGCATTACTCGCGTTGCGCCTGACAAGTTGCTGAAGGTTCATGCAATCTTCGACCTTGGATGGAATGACGCCATGACCATCATCATGGTTCAGCGTTCAGCCTCTGAATTGCGGGTCATTGATTACATCGAAGACAGCCACAAGAAACTGTCTGATTACTCGGACATGCTGAAGGCAAAACCGTACAACTGGGGGCACGTTTGGCTGCCTCACGACGGGTTCAGTAAGGATTTCAAGACAGGCAAGAGCGCAGAAGAAATGATGCGGGCTCTTGGCTGGACGGTAGCCAGAACGCCAAACATGGACATTGAGGGCGGCATCAAAGCAGCCCGAGAGGTGTTCGAGCGTGTTTGGTTCGATGCTGAAAAGACAAAACGTCTGGTCGAGTGTTTGAAGCGGTATCGCCGAAACATTGGACAGAAGACAGGCGAGGCGGGCGCACCGCTTCACGATGAGTTCAGTCATGGCGCAGATTCTTTCCGCTACATGGCTCTATGTGCGGATCAACTGAAAAACACAGACTCAACGAAAAAGCGCCGGGTGGTTCATGAAGAACCAACAGGTTCATGGATGGCCGGATAAACAATGGCAAAAGCACAGCAAGACAGCTTCCAACGCGCCAAAGAGCGCATTGATGAAGCGAAAGATCATTACCGAGATGAGCATGAGCGCATCCGGGAAGACTTGCGCTTTTCCAATCCGGCTAACCCTGAGCAGTGGCGCAACGATGACATGTTGCTGCGCAATGGTCGTCCTTCTTTGACGCTGGATCGAACCAATCAATTTATCAGCCAAGTGTCTAACGACATGCGGCAGAACAAGCCGGGCATTCAGGTTATCGCCGTTGACGATAAGGCAGACCCAAAGACTGCTGAGACTCTAGGCGGGATCATTCGCCACATTGAGTACCGTTCTCGTGCTCAGCATGCCTATGACACCGCAGGCGACCTGATCGCTCGATGTGGGCGAGGTTGGCTGAGAGTCATCCCCGAGGTCGTTGACGCAACGACAAACGAGCAGGAAATCCGAATCCTGCGCGTGACCGATCCGAACGCGTGCGGGCTTGATCCAAACAGCACTGAGGCTGACGGTGCTGACGCCATGTGGGGTTATGCCGAAACGCTGATGTCTGATCGTGCGTTCAAGGCTGCATACCCTAAAGCAAAGCCTGTCCCATTTGGTGATGCTGGCTGGTACTCGGACGGGATGATTACCGTGTGCGAGTACTTTGAGATTCAAGAGCAAAGCGAAAACCGGATCATTGCTGTCACGCCTGATGGTCTACGCAACACGTACACGGAAGACGACTATTGGGCGCTGGCCCAGAGCTTGGGCGTCAACCCGCATGTACTTGGCACGGTTCAAGGAAAGAAACGGACTGTCAAGTGGCAAAAGATGAGCGGCGCGGAGGTGCTGGAAGAGACTGTTTTCCCATCTCAATTTCTGCCAATCATCCCGGTCATTGGGTATGAGTTGTGGGTTGATGGCAAGCGCTTCGTGTGCGGCCTGACCCGTCGTTTGATGGATGGGCAGCGCCTGCACAACTTCCAGATGTCTGCGATGGCCGAGTTTTTGGCAAGCCAGCCAAAAGCCCCATTCTTGGTTCCATTTGAAGGCTTGGATGGCTTTGAGAACGACTGGAAAAAGCTCAACAAGGGCAATCCAGGCTATTTGCCATACAACGCATTCGACGAGAGCGGCAACGCGATCCCTGCGCCTTCTCGCCTATCTCCGCCACCCATGCCAGGCGCGTACGCCCAGATGGCGCAGTTTGCTGTGTCAGAGATGGAGGCGTCAGTTGGTATGTACAAAGCCAACTTGGGCCAACAGGGAAACGAGACATCTGGCCGCGCAATTCGCGCTCGTCAAATGGAAGGGGATACAGCGACATTCCATTTCATTGACAACTTGAGCCGCTCTATCGAGCAGCTTGGTCGCGTGGTTGTGGACATGATCCCCCGCATCTATGACACGACTCGCATCAAACAAATCATTGGCATCAATGATGAGCGGCAGATGGTCAAGATCAATCCTGACTTGCCTCAGGCTGCAAAGCTGGACGCCAAGGGCAAGGTTGTCGAAATCAATCCGAATGTCGGCAAATATGATGTTCGTGTCAAGGCAGGTCCAAGCTACACGACTCAGCGTGAAGAAACCGTTCAGCAATTGACTGACATGATGCAGGCGCAGCCTCAGTTGGCGCCTGTACTCGGCCCCATGTGGGCGCGGCTCAAGGATATGCCTGAGTCTGACAAGATCGCCAAACTGCTGTTGGCAATGGCTCCGCCACAAGTGCAAGCGATGGAGTCCGATGAGCAGGATATGCCGCCAGCAGCATTGGCGAAGATTCAGCACCTCGAGCAGCAATTGCAAGAAGCCAATCAGGTTATGCAACAGGCTGCTCAACGGTTGGATGAACTGCAAGCCGAAGACAAGAAGCTGACATACGAATACTTGGTCAAGGCTGCGCAGATTCAAAACGACGAATACGGGAAAGAAACCGAGCGCTTGAAGGTGCTTGGCCCCGCTATCGACCCGCAGCAATTGGCGCTTATGTCGGCTCAGTTGGTTTTGCAGGCCCTCAACAGAGAGCCAATGCAAGACGGCGAAGAGATTGAGAACGCTGTACAGCAAAGCGCACACATGCAGGACGAGCCGCACCACCAGCTAATGCAAATGGAGCCGCCAGAGATAGGCGAGCCGCCAGAGATTCAAGACGATCAAACGACACAAGGCCCTTCGGGGCCTTTTTCTTTGCCTGAACAAGAGGCCGAGCAATGATTTATTCAGAAATGACTGTACCGAATGGCGCCTACACCGCCTCGGTAAGCACGAGCACCACGAGCGCTCAATCCGCAGCACTCACAGGCGACAACGTTTATGTGTTGTCCACAGCGCTGGTGTTTGTTGTGCGCGGGCAGAACCCAACTGCCACCACCTCATGCATGCCGATCCCCGCGAACTTCCCTGTGAACCTGAAGGGAATTCAGCAGGGGGAAAAGTTGGCGTTCATCAACGCCACCGGCACTGGAACCGTCTACATCACACAGGGCGTTTGATATGCAGACAACCATCCAAAACGGGAACCCCGTACCGTTCGTTCTGAAGGCTGGTGAAGGCCTGAAGCTTTCGTTGTCTGCTGGTGCTTCGGGCACAGTAAACGTTCCAGGCGAAGGCATTGCCGACAGTGTTTCAGCCTCCAATGAGTACTTCTATGGGAAATACGCTGAGCAGCGCGAGGTCATCGTCCGACTGACATCAGGGTCAGCCAATGCAATCGTTACGGGCTCTGCACCAGATGTCGCCACAAAGCGAGGCACTACCGGCCAGACTGTGCTGGATGATGCGAGCTGGTCTGCAATGCGCTCATCTGGCTTTGGTGTTCTCCAGCCATACATTGGGCAGGTTGCAAACCGGTGCAGCCATGCAAACAAGAACAACACGACAAACAAGCAACTGATGAGCCGTTCGCGTCACAACGCAATGGTTTCAATCAATCACTTGGCTTTGGTGTTCTGGAACGGGTTCACGGACTTTGAGGGCACCAAGCTGGAAACGGGTGGTGGTGCAGCGACCTACACCGCGTCTATCGAATACCCGGCTGGCACCATAGCGGCGCAGATCACTTGGAACGGTAGCGCAGTGAAAAATGCGGCCGATCTTGAAGTTTTTCAGTCTGACTATGTGAAGGTAAATATCCCAAAGGGCGCTGTGTTCTTTGTACGTGTGTGGCGCTCAAGCACAACCGGGATCATCTACAACAAGTTTGGCGGGCTGCTTGATACGGAGGCTGGCACTACATACAGCGGAGAGTGTTTCACGTTCAGCACTACCACCGCCGATCTGACAATGACGCCGGGCCAATTCACAAACATTGGCAATACAGGAACTGGATTCCGCCCACAGGCCATCATTGCGCTCACAACTTCGCCAAGCATTGCATTGTTCGGTGATTCACGCGTGAACAACGACACCCAACTTGACACCGTTACGGACGGATTTGGGTATGTCGGAGAGTTGGAAAGAAGCATTGGGTTGCAGTACCCGACCATCAAGCTTTCCCAGTCTGGTGAACGTCTATATCAGGCTCTGAGCCGCTTTACCTATCGCATGCAGATTGCGGCCTACTGCTCGCATGGTGTAAGTAACTACGGCGTCAACGACTTCCGAGATTCACGGACAGCGGCTCAACTGCTCGCGGATCACAAGACATTTGCGGCTTCGTTTGGGAAACCGTATTACGTATGCACCGTAGCGCCGATGGCTAATGCCGGGAATACGGTAACCGATGCAACGGTCAATCCGCTGCGAATCGCCTACAACGCCATTATCCGAAAAGGTGACGAGTCGTTTGCGGGAACGCTGGAGATTGCAGACATCGTAGAAACAGCCCGCGACTCTGGTTTATGGATCAGCGGCTACACCAGCGACGGGCTTCACGCGAACACAACAGGCTCGCTTGCATTACAGAGAAGCGGGTCATTGACCCTACCCCTTTAACCCCACCCGCTTCGGCGTGTTTTTTTACGCCCGTTTGCGGGCAAGCCCACTGTGCCGGGGCTCTTCGGCCTGACTCATCCAACGATGACAACTGAAGCAAATGCCGCGCCTGACGTAGCGGCAGATACAGCCACGTCTGAACAAATCGCGAACACACAACCGGAAATCGCGAGCCCGGAAAGCAACGAGGTTGAGCAGCAGCCGCAAGAGAAGCACGAAGGTGACGACTCTGACAAATCGCTGAAACGACTGCAACGCCGAGTTGATCGCGTTACCGCTGCCCGATACCAAGCAGAAGCAGAGGCCCGCCAGTTGCGCGAGCGTCTGGCCTCCATTGAGTCAAGGCAGCAAACGCAAGAGGAACCTGCGTCATTCCGACCCGAAGACGTCGAGGCAATTGCAGCACAAAAGGCTGAAGAGATTGCCACCGTCAAAGAGGTTGCCAAGCGAAGCAATGAAGCGTTCAGCGAAGGCTTGAAAGCCTTTGGCGAGACGTTCAAAGCAAGCGTGGCCGAAGTGATTGACGAGGCAGGAGAGTTGATTGACCGACGGGGTATGCCGACCGCTCTAGGTGAGGCAATTCTTGATTCGGACAAGCCAGCAGAACTCCTGCACTTCCTCGGACAGAACCCAGACATCGCGGCAGACCTTCGTGGACTGTCCGCTGCCCGCCTTGGTCGGCGCATCGCCGCCATTGAGCGCGACATGAGCGCCACCAAGGTTTCCAAAGCACCCCAGCCGCTCCAGCCCGTTACCGCAAAAGGCGCTCCCGTTGTCAAAGCTGAAAAGCAGATGACCGACGCGGAGTGGTACGCGCAACGACGCAAAGAGCGGCTTTCTCGTTGAAAGAGGTTAAGAAATGACCAATACCGTGTTGACCCATGACAAGGTTGCCCGCGAAGCCGCAGCCCTGCTGGAAGAACTGAGCCCCTTCGTTCGCAATGTGAACAAGGCCCGCCAAGAAGAATTTGGCTCTGACATCGACGGCTACAAAATCGGCTCGTCTGTGCGCGTCAAGATCCCCCCAACTGGCGTGGTGTATGACGGCTCCACTTTTGCTGGTGGCGGCTCTGCGCCTGACTTCGTAGAGCAGTACGAGACTCTGAGCCTGAACACTCAGAAGCACGTGCCTCTGACGTTTACCGCAGTCGAGAAGGCTTTGAACATCACTGAGTTCAAAGATCGCATCTTGATGCCTCAAATGTCCACCCTGGCCGCAGCAATCGAGGCGTGGGCAATTCAGAACGCTTGCCAAGCAACACCCAACAAGGTGGGCTCGGTGGGCACTACCCCATCGAGCATGAAGACTTTCGGCTACGCCCGCCAAAAGTTGCAGCGCAATCTGGCCCCCGATGCGCCTCGCTACATGCTGTACACCGATGATGTCGGCCCTGAATTGATCGATG